GCCAGCGCCAGTGGCGGGATTGCGCCCCAGTGACGCAGTGAGCGATACGACCAACGGCACCGGCGATACCGCGGCAGATGGTATCCTCGCCAGTGCACCGACAGCCAGCCCGCTGTCGTTCTCGGCTTGGCGCGCACCGCGGCTGCGTTTGTTGGCTAACGGCACGCCTATCCAGGGCGCCGTCGAAGCGGACGTGATATCCAACAATCACTATGCCGCAGATCGCTTTAGTGCAGCCGTCGCGATCGGTGCCGACCCCTGGGCAAACGCCGCATTCTGGTCTTCAGAGACGGACATTCTGCTGGATGTGCAATTCAGTCTGGACGGCGGAGCGACATTCACCAGTCTGATTCAAGGATTGGTGGACTCCGTCATCATCGACTGGCTGCCCGGCCTGCTGCGTATTGAAGGGCGCGACCTTACGGCGCCGATGATTGAAAACCGCACACAGGAGACCTTCGCAAACAGGACGTCCAGCGAGATCGCTACTATCATCGCCCAACGTCATAACCTGACGCCCATCGTCATGGCCACAACAACGCCGGTCGGTCGCTATTATCAAGACGAGCATGATCGGATCGCGCTTAATCAGTTCAGTCGTGCTATGACGGAGTGGGACTTACTGATCTTTCTTGCGGGTCAGGAGGGGTTCGATATCTTCGTCAATGGAATGTCGCTGTACTTCCAGCCTGTCGCGGGTACTCAGGTAGTACCTTATACGGTCACGCCGACCCAGCTACAGGACCTTCGGCTGGAACGTTCGCTGACATTGGCGCGAGACATAGTCGTCACCGTGAAGAGTTGGAACAGTCGCCAACAAAATGCTTTCACCCAGACCGTCCGAGCGTCCGGTCAACGCAGTAGCGGCGCGAACGGTGCCGGAAGGGTGGGACCGCCGCAGCATTACGTCTTTGTCCGGCCCAACTTGACGTTGAATGACGCCCTGAAATTGGCGCAGCAGAAAGCAGCCGAGCTTGCGCAGCATGAACGGGTGTGGGAGGCGACGATGCCTGGTGAGCTCACGCTCAATTCGCGCAGCATAATTCGGCTGATCGGCTCTGCCACTGACTTCGATCAAACGTACTTTGTCGATGTCATTGACCGACATCTGTCAGTGGAGAATGGCTTCGTGCAGCGTGTGCGGGCGAAGAACACTTCGCCGCGCACAAGCACGACGGTTCCAGCCGATATCGTCGCCAGCGTGACCGGTTAGCTGCGATGGATCGCTTTGTTAACGCACTGAAGGGCGAGGCGGGTCGGCTTGACCAGATTCATGGACAGCCGCGTTTCGGGCTTGTTACCTCGGTCGACACAGTGAACGCAACGGTGCGGGTCATGCTGCAGCCCGAGTCGGTACTGAGCGGCTGGCTGCCGCTACTGTCCCCTTGGGTCGGTGCAGGTTGGGGTATGAGCTGCCCGCCGGCGCCAGGAGACCAGGTGCTCGTGCTGACGCAGGAGGGCGACGCCGAGCATGGTGTCGTCGTCGGTCGGGCTTTCAGCAATGTAGCGCTTTCGCCTCAGGCACCGTCGGGTGAGCTCTGGCTGGTACATAAATCGGGCAGTTTTCTCAAACTGCAGAACGACGGCACTGTCCAGATTTGCGGCGACCTCCACGTTGCGGGCGACGTGTATGACCGGCATGGCTCGCTGGCCACATTGCGCGGCGACTATGATCAGCATGTTCACACTGATTCTCGCGGTGGTCTGACTTCGACCACCAGCCCGCAGGATTGAAAGTGAACGATCTCTCGCTTGAATGGGGCAGCGATCTGTCGATCGGTCCGACCGGTGATCTCATGCTCGTAAGCGGTTCTCCGCTTGGCCAGCAACGGGTTCTGCGCCGCCTGGTGACCAATGCGGGAGACTATATTTGGCAACTCGGCTACGGTGGGGGCTTGGCACAGTTTATCGGCCAGCCCAGCAATGCTTCCCAGATAGAAGCAGTCGTTAGAAGCCAAATCTTCAAGGAGGCTGCGGTCTCCCAGACGCCGGAGCCCACGATCACCGTAACCCTCGATCCGACTAGGGGGATCGGGACGGTTTACGTTCAGATTCTCTACGTCGATGCATCATCGGGGGAGACTCAGATATTATCCTTTTCTGTCGATGGATGAGACATGCAGCTCTCGCTCCAGAATTTTACTACCCTGATGCAGAATATGTCGGCTGCAGTACAGGCGGCGGCCTCACAACTATTGGACTTGACGGTCGGTTCGACATTGCGTGCGATATTGGAAGCGAATGCGTCGATCGCGCTTTGGATGCAATGGCTAATTTTGCTCGTCTTGCAGAACACGCGTGCAGCAACCAGCACCGGTAGCGATCTTGACAGTTGGATGGCGGACTTTGGATTGAGCCGCCTGTCGGCTGTGGCGGCGACCGGAGTCGTGACGGTCAGCCGCTTCACGGTGATTGGCACGGCTCTTGTCCCCGTGGGTGCTCTAGTACGGACATCGGACGGTACTCAGACCTTCGTTGTCAGCACCGACGTCACGAATCCGAACTGGGGTGCCGCCCAGAACGGCTATGTCATGCCAGCCACCGCGGCGACGATGAACGTTCCGGTTGTTGCGCAGGTGGCCGGTTCTGGCGGGAACGTTCAACCCGGAGCAATCACGTTGCTCGCCTCGGCAATACCGGGCATCGATGCCGTCAACAACACGGTGGCATTTGAAAACGGCGTGGATGCTGAGTCTGATGCAGCGTTCCGATCAAGGTTCCAAAACTATATCAACAGTCGTTCTCGCGCTACGGTATTGGCGGTGGGCTATGCAGTCACCAGCATTCAGCAGGGACTTCTTTATGCCATCCAGGAAAATCAAAATCCTGACGGAAGCCCGCGGATGGGCAGCTTCGTCGTTACCGTTGATGATGGCTCCGGCTATCCATCCACGACCCTTTTGAGCACCGTTCAGGCAGCAGTCGACGCCGTTCGTCCGGTCGGCTCGATCTTCACAGTCCAACCGCCTGTAGTCACTGCGGTGAATGTGACGCTTACACTAACCGTTGCCGGCAATACGACAAGTGCCCAACTGGCCGGTTCGGTATCGACCGCTCTGACCAGTTTTATCAATGCACTGCCAATCGGGGCACTCCTCCCGTTCAGCAGGATCAGTCAAATAGCCTATACCGCGTCCAGCGCTGTCGTGAACGTTACCCAGGTGGCGCTAAATGGGTATGCGGCCGATATCACGCCTCCCGCGAATGGTGTGGTGAAGGTCGGCTTGGTGACGGTGAACTGAGATGACCGGCGACCAGTCCGACATGCTCGGTCGCTTGAAGGCAGTGCTGCCGCTGCGGTGGTTTGCTGATTCGACACCGGTGCTGGACGGTGTTCTTTCGGGGCTGTCATGGGCCTGGGCGTGGGTCTACTCGTTCATGATTTACGTCGAGTCTCAAACGCGTATTGCGACAGCGACCGACGTTTGGCTTGATGTCATCTCGAGCGATTTTTTTGGAACTCATTTGCAGCGCCGCACGGGTCAGAGCGACGATGCATTCCGCCTCCTTATTCAGAGCAACCTTCTCTCCGAGCACGGCACACGGCGGGCCATAGTCAACGCCGTGGAGGATCTGACAGGAAGAACTCCGACGATATTCGAGCCCATGTTAAGCACCGATACCGGTGGCTATTCACGTGGTGGCATAGGCTACGGTGCAGCAGGCGGCTGGGGCAATATGTCGTTGCCGTTCCAGTGCTTCGTGACCGCCTATCGTCCATCCGGAAGCGGCATCGCGGTGGTCTCGGGATGGGGCGGCCCAGTTGGCGCCTATGGTATAGGCGCCATCGAATACGCCGGCCTGGCAATGGTCCAGGGCCAGGTCACCGATAGCGACATCATGGCAGCCATCGCAGATGTGATGCCCGTTGCGGCGATAGCCTGGACTCGCATCGACAACTGATCACAGCTTGTTTGTCCCGCCGTTCAGAGCATGGAAATTGACGAGGATTCATGGACAGAAATATTGTCTATCCCGGTGCCATACCGCTCGACAGCGATCTGCTGTCGCTGAACCGCAATACCATGATTGCATTTGGCTATCTGGCGCAGCTGGTGCTTGGAACCAGCACCGTCGTTGACGGGCTAAGCTGTTCGCCAACCGTACCTGCGTCGCTAAGCGTCATCGTCGGGCCCGGAAGCATCACGCAGCTCTCCGTGGTTGACGCTCTAGCCTACGGATCGCTTGCCGCGGATAGCACCGATCCGCTGGTCAAGATGGGCATCAATCTGGCCTCCGCCAGTTTCACCGTAACGCCCCCCACAGCTTCGGGACAGTCAGCGAACTATCTGATTGAAGCAGCGTTGCAGGAGGCCGATGGCACACCGGTGGTGATGCCTTACTACAACGCCGCAAATCCGTCGCAACCCTACAGTGGTCCAACCAACTCGGGCGTTGCACAGAACACGTTGCGCACGCAACGCGTCCAGCTGCAGCTGAAGGCAGGAGCAGCCGCCACGGCCGGAACCCAGGTGACGCCGCCAGTCGATGAAGGTTGGGTTGGTCTATACGTCATCACCGTTTCGTATGGCCAGACGGCGATCACGGGCGCCTCGATCAGCCTGTTGGTGGGGGCGCCCTTCCTGGGATGGAAGTTGCCGGTGCTGCGACCAGGCTTTGCCTCCGGTGTGCAGTCGATAGCTTCGTCGGGAAATTTTATTGTTCCGGTGGGCGTTACGCAGATCGAGGTGGAGATTTGGGGTGCCGGAAGTGGCTCATATGCGTCTGTGGCCTCATTGCCGAGCGGTGGCGGTTCAGGTGGGGGCTACGCGCGCAAGCGCATCACGGGTCTCAATCCCGGACAGGTCATTCCGGTCATCGTGGGCGCCGGTGGCTCGGCCGGCAGCACCAGCACACCGGCGGGCGCCGGCGGCAGCACGAGCTTCGGCAGCACGAGCTTCGGTAGTTATGTCTCGGCCACTGGTGGCGGGCTCAATCCCCTCGCCACAGTGGCCAGTCCATGGCTCGGCGCGTCGGCTGGGGGCTTTGGCGTCGGGGGCGATATCAATATTGCAGGTGGCTGGGGTACCAACGGGATAAACAACATCGGCGGCGCAGGGGGCGCCGGAGCCATGGGCGGCGGCGCGACCGTCGTGGCAACGAGCTTCGCCAATGCCGGACAGTCGCCGGGTGGTGGTGCGTCAGGCGCCGGAACCGGCCTAGGTGGCAACACTGCCCAGGCTGGTGCGGCCGGCGCGTCGGGTTTGGTCATGGTTAGGTGGTAGCCCGTGCGGCGAGAGACCGGCAAGGAGTAGGAGGTGGGACTCGTCTACGACGAAGACGCGGCGAGTCACTGACAACTTCCTGGATGGATCCTTCCTCCACTGGTGAACCGCTCCAGTGGAGCGCACTGAGAAAAGCGGGTTAGGCGCACTGGTTTGGCGCACCACCCCAGGTGTCCCAGTGCCGTATTGTCAACAGTCTATTTCCGGAGCACGTCGTGGCGACGCAAGCATCGCATGTCTGGAAGCCGAGCAAAGCCCGCACCGTGACGCTGGACAGCTTCGTGCCCGTTGCCCGGGGCGCCATTGCATCTGCTCCGCCGCCATTGAATTGGCCGACCAAGGATCCCGCTGATATCCTCGACTATCAGTTCGACATCTCGCCTGCCTTCGTGGGCAATGACGGCGATTCCATACAGACACTGGATGCGACGATCAGCCCCGCCAATCCCGGCGACCTTACTCTCAATTCGGCCACGGCCGATGGACCGGTTGCGGTGTTCTGGCTGTCCGCAGGGCAGGCCGGCACCATCTACACCGTTACTGTGGTGATAGGAACGACCAACGGCCGCACGATCCAGCGCAGCATCCTAT